TAAGATTCTTATCCCGATGATTCGACGTACATTCCCAGAGTTGATCACTAACGAAATCGTTGGTGTTCAGCCTATGAGCGGACCTGTTGGCTTAGCATTTGCTTTGCGCTACAAATATGATACCGATGCCTTAGGTAACGGTATTGACGGCATACCTCAATCTACTACTACTGAGAACGCAACTATTGGTTCTGGTATTAAGAAGGGTAACGTCGCTGGTGGTGTTAATGGCAAAGAACTTGGCTATCAGATGTTAGATACCCGTTTCACAGGTACATCTTCTGGTCAATTGTCCGGTCTTGGTGCTGGAACAGACTTCCCATTCGTCGATCAAGACGGTGGTGTTGCAAGATTGCTTGCTAACTTCGAGTTAACAGGTAAGATTCCTCAGGTGCTAGTTAGTTTCGAGAAAACAGCTGTTGAAGCTGGTACTCGTAGATTAGCAGCTCGTTGGTCTGTTGAGTTGGAGCAGGATCTTAAGAACATGAATGGTATTGATATCGATACTGAGCTCACTAACGCTATGAGTTATGAGTTACAGGCTGAAATCGACCGTGAAATGTTAATGAGAATGATCCAGGTCGCTCTTGACAACGGTTCAGGTAATGGTTATTCTGTATGGGCTCCTCAATCAGCCGATGGTCGCTGGTTAGTTGAGCGTAACAGAGACTTCTACCAGAGACTCATTATTCAGGCGAACAGAATCGCGATTAGAAACCGCCGTGGTGCAGCTAACTTTGTTGTTGCAACACCTCGTGCAGCTGCTATTCTCGAGATGTTACCTGAGTTTCAATGGGTACCGGTACAGGGTAACGTTAATACACAGCCAGTCGGTGTTGCTAAAGTTGGTAACCTCGGTGGTCGATTCAACGTTTACCGTGATACCAGAACGGAAGCTCAGTTCGAGCAGAACGCTGGTTACATTACGCAACCAGATCAAGGTACATATATCCCAACTGCAGCACGTACAACACGTGTTGAGTATACGTTGCTTGGATATAAAGGTCCTGAGTTTTACGACACAGGTATTATCTACTGTCCGTACATTCCTGTTATGGTTCAGAGAACAATTGGTCCTAACGACTTCTCGCCACGTGTTGGCTTGTTAACCCGTTATGGTGTTGTTGACAACATCTTCGGTGCTAACTTGTATTACCACGTTGTGATCTTGAAGAACTTGGGCGATGCGTTCACACCAGGTTCACAGGCTGTTTACTTCTAATCGAAGTACAACTACATTTGCAAAGCCCTCTTCGGAGGGCTTTTTTTATGTTTACGAAAAAATTAACTTAAATGAATAAATAATTACATGGCTTTCGATACTAATGAAATAATTGCTTTTTCGCATAGTTGTTATTCTGCTGGTGAGGGTACAACCTCTACTAATATAACACCACCTCCCGCACCCGCCGGTCCGTTAAGTGGTTACGCTATTTCACCCGGCGCTCCAGCAAATTTTTATAACCTTAACTATTCAATATCTGGACAGAATGATGATATTGTTGTAAGACGATTTGGTAATCAAGGTACGAATAACCCACACGGTGGTAATGCAGAAATCGTTGGTATCCTTTATGATAGAAACGGTAGCACAGCTTTACATACAGCATCGGCAGTTCATTTAGAAAGTGGTTATAACGGTACAAGTTCAACTCTTACTTGTAAATTACCATCAGTTAGATCTACCAACACGGTGATTGCAACTATTGATGAAAATAATTTGACAGTCTATTATCACTTAAGTTCAGCAGGAGCTGGTACCGCAACATTATACCCTGTGTCATCAGGTTATAAAGGCACTGGTCCTAACTTAAGAAGAAAGAAATACTTAGGTTACGTTTAATTTTTATTTCGTGTTGTTTGAGTAAATTAAGCTCGCTGGAAACGGCGAGCTTTTTTTTGTACAAAATCAATCATCTCTTTTGTAAACATATTACTAACGATTGCATTAGAAGGGCGTTTACCTTTTTTACAATCCATCCTCGCAAATGTATTATATAATCCAGGTGTCTTTATTTTATCTTCTAAAAGTTCTATATAATATCTTAGATCATCATATTTTATCATATAATCGATTGCACATTTATTTTCAATGTGAGTTATATTGAAATTTTCTTCTAATGTTTCTGTACGAGCTACATAATCTTTAAAAGGTATACCTGGATTATCGTAAAAATAATGAGAAATTAATACTTCGCAAGGGTCTCTATAAATGCTAATCTTTAAATACTCCTCCCAAATCTCCTTAGGAATTATACTTTTAATAATATTAGCGCTCATATGATTAAAAAACCAACTTTCTAGAAAGTTGGGGGCTGATTTATTAAAATTAGAAATTTTATAATTTTGAGCGCCTTTATATCCTAGTTCTTTTCTTATAGATTCATCATCATCAGATATTGGTGTAATAACATCGTCATCACCACAATACTTTGAAAGAGCTATTTCGAAAGACGTGCCCCCAACTTTCTTCGGTTTTATGAATATTAATTTTAGTTTATGTGATATTATCACTGCCTTGGTTGTTTGTCAAACATAACACCAACATCAGCTAGCTCATTATTATATAGATACTCATGAGAGACTCTATGTGGATTGATGTCCCAACCACCCCGTCTAACATATAAACAGGTTACACTCAACTCTTCGGGAGAACAAAGATCCCAAAGTCTCTTATATATGCATTCACATATCTCTTCATGAAAGTGACATTCATCTCTAAATGAAACAACATACTTTAACAAACTATCAACAGTAGGTATTTTTTTGCCTTTAATACCAATAAAAACATCACCCCAATCAGGTTGAGATGTTACCCTACAATTAGACTTTAACAAATTAGATTTAAACTGCTTTAGTTCAGATTTTTCAGTTTCTTCAAACTCTAATAAGTCTGCAGTTTCAGAATACTTGTCAAATACAATATCTTTACTTGCAGCCACTTCTAAATGTATAAACTCTGAATTCTTTTTTATGGTATATACAGGTGTATCAGCAATCTCATCAGGATAGAATAATTGAACACTAAGACCGGTTTCTAATAAGTTACCAAGATCTTCAATAGCACTCTTTGCTATATTGTCCATCACTTCATTTTCATCATCACCCATTTTAGTCATATTAAAACTATTCCAATACAACTTCATAGATTTTGATTCAACAATATACTTACTGTTACAAGGATAAACAACTTTTGCTATAGCAGCTACCGGTTTACCTGCATTGGTTAATGCAGATACTTCATAACCATTCCAAACATCACAACCATGAAATGGTAGTGAGTCTTCACTGATATTGAGATATTCTCGATTACTTGATCTCGGTTCTCTTACTAGCAAGTTTTTATCATATTCACCGGTATATGAACTTGTTTGACCTAAATGAGTACTAACATTTGAATTATCTAATTCTTGTAACGCCATAATAATATTATATGTTTTTCAGCTGAGTTTCAACTATCTTTTTTCTTTCTTTAACTGATCCTGTAAGTCTTGTTATCACATTTTTACCGTGATGTATATATAAAATATTTTCCAAAACTCTTATTTCATTATCATATAATGATCTGATCATATCTTCATCCTCTTTATTTGCATTTCTATCTAAATCTTTTTTATATTCAAAATCTGGTACACAATAAAATATATGATCATATCTAGTTATATTGTTTAAAAATATTCCTTCAGCAAACGCTTTAACATACGGAGCTACTTGATTAAGTCGACATAACCATTTTGTATATATAAACCCATCTAAAACACATCTATCAAATATACAATTACACCCTATCCCATTTTTAATATTCATATAATGACCAAGAGTTATCATTATTTGAGTATCATCACTACCCTCGTTATTAATAGGATAACCTTTACTCTTTAATTCCCTTGTATGAGAATCAATATTTTTTACTTCGCCTTTAAAAAACTTATTAAAGTTTAAACTCTTTATTAAAGTAGTTTTACCAGAACACCCTGGTCCTGTAAAAGCTATAAATTTGGGATTTGTTTTATTCTGTTCAGCCATTTTATTTCACCGGGGTGATACATATGATTATAGCTACTTCTCTTGATATTAACAGTATTTTTTTCAAGATCAATTATTGCATAGTGTTGTGTACAAGTATCTATCCAATACATTCTATATCCAACTTGCTGCAACATATTCCAATTAGCTAAAACTGTATGACCGCACATTTGATTTAGAGGTTTACCATCAATAGCAGCATAAGGGGCATTATGATTAAGGTACTTTAACCAAAATTCACCCCAAGGAGAAAATTGTTCAGATCGATCTAAATCATTTTCTATTACATCTTCAATATGTGAATTGAGTTTATTGTCTAATTCATCAGAATTGTAATTTTCCATGTTGATACCAGCATGTGAAAACAACCAATTATCTATTTGATATGTCCATAAAAAGTCAGACCACATATCTTGATCAATTACACTATTAACAGCATCAAATTTATCTTGAGTCCATGTAGAAGATCGCCACGATCTATGATTTAATATATAATGTAAATCATGATTTCCAATAAGTAATTTAAAATTACCTCTATTATAAATTTCTTTTAAGAATTCTGCTGTTTCTTTAACATCTTCTGGTGTATCATAAAAATGATCGAAATAGTCTCCAAGCATAACAAACTCGTCTACTTCTTGTTCTTCTTTATTAATAATATCCCAGGCAGGTTGGATTCTGTTATGAAGATCCGGAATAACGCATAAACGCATAAGAATATTATAATGTATATACTTAAAATATCAAGCTTGTTTACTAGATTTAACAATTAAATAATTTAATATGTTGAAGATCTTTACAGGACCACTAAACCCAATACCACTTGTGGCCAAAACTTTTAACAGTTTTACTGGTGGTATTAATGGTTTGATAAGCGGTGTGGTGGGTACGGCAACAAACGTTATAGGCGGTACATTTGATTTTACAAAAGCATTATCCACTGGTAATTTTCAAGGAATAGGTCAAGCAGTAACAAATACCACTTCAGGTCTTTTTTCCGGGGTCTCGAATACAATTACTGGAACAATTTCTAATATAACAGACCCCTTTAAACGGGTAGAAACTATAAGAGAAACATTAGTCAATAAAGCAGTTAACACTGCGAAATTGCCTACTGAAACGTTAAATTTATTAAACACCGATAAATTAACTTCTAAAAATTTTATTGACGCGGCCGGTAATGCTATACCAACGCAACTGGCAAATCTTCAAAGATCATCTGCTATAGATCTGAATTTACCTCAAATAGCAGACTGTATAGGTGATAAATTAAAAGACTTATTAGGAATTTTTACTACAAGTTTAGGTATACCTACATTAGATCAATTTAAACTTCCACCGATAACAGGAATAGGAAATAGTATATCTGAGGCATTTGAACAAACGCTAAGCGATATTCAAAACACTATTACAGGAACATTAAATGGCTTAGAAGATGCCTTATCTTTAAAATTTTTAAATATGAACAACCAACAAGAATTGGGGAGATTAACTCTATCTAAATTCTTAGGTTGTGATGCAGATATAACTGTATCAAAAAGAGATAAAGTAAATGTAAGAAAAAATCCTGGTTTGGTAGATACTTTATTAGATAAGAATGTGAATATTTCGAAAGATGCTTTAATAAGTACATCAGAAAAAGAAGTTGAAAAAAGAGTAGGTAAGTTTGAACGCATACAAGCAGACTTAGCAAAGAAATTTAAAAATAGAAGAGAACCTATTCCAGTAAGTATACCTAAGGCAGCGTTATCAGGACCGGGTTATGATTTTACAGGGGACACCCCTATATATTATGGAATGACTAATGATCTAGGAGCACAACCTAGAGAATTTGGAGCAAATATACCAAAAGAATGAAACAATATTTAGGAAATTATTTAGGTATAGTTATACAAAACAACGACCCGCTCGCAAGAGGGAGGGTTAAAATTTTTGTACCTCACGTTTCACCAACTGTATATAAAAATTGGAATGAAATTCCTGAAGATAAAAAATTTAAATTCTTAGGTGCTAATATTGATAGCGATTTAAACAACATTTATGAAGATTTAAAAAAGATGCTTCCTTGGAGCATATGTGCTTCTCCTATTACAGGAGAAATGAGCACAGGAAGACTAAATGCTTTTCCAAATTATGCTTCTACATCTGATAGTAGTTATTCGGGGTTAAGTGGTTTTGAAGCTGATAATACAACCCCAAAAGACATTAGTATAACATCTGGTCAGCAAAACATTGATCTAATTGGTGAGAAAGAAGGTAACGTTTATGAAAAGTATAGATTTAAAGTAAATGATGCATTTAATTCATCTTCTAACGATGTTAATAACGTTAACGTAAATTCGTTTGATTATACCCCTAGTGTTTATTCTAATAAAGTAAAAGGATCGTTTGCTGTACCTTCAGTAGGTGCACACGTTTGGGTATTTTTTCATGATGGTGATCCACTATTTCCAGTTTACTTTGCTGCTAGTTATGGTCAGTTTGATTGGGAACAAATGTATGGTGGTAAAAGTGGTTATGACTATCCAGGTGGTTTCGAAAATAGAAGCTTGTCAGCAACAAATGAATCTGATATAGATTATTATAAAAATAAATTCATAATTAACCAAAAAGGCGGTACGGTAGAATTTGTAAATTCAGATTATAGAGAAAGTTTAAAAATTTCTGGTTATAATGGATCGTTTAAACAATTTGCATTAAAGACTAATGTAGAATTAGCTACACACGATGATCAAAAATTGGTTTTACAAAATCAATATGACACAGTAAGAGGGTTTAGAAATGTTTATACAGAAAGAGATTTAGATTATATAGTAAGAGGGGATTATTATCTAAAAACCGGAAATTTAAAAGAAGAATATTTTAAAGAATGGCATGATATAGTTGCAAGTTTAGCAAATATAAAGCAATTATTTGAAACAAAGAGAGCAGAAAAATTTGAAGTTGGGCAGTTTTTAAAACTTACATCCACATTACAAGAAAGACAAGGACAATTTGGCCCTTGCCCTGTGTGTAGTACTGGAAAAGAATACTTGGTGACTAATAATAAAGCTGCCACATTTCAACCCTTTAGAGCTCAAGTCACATTTCTCACAGCAAGATTAGGATTTTTAGTTAATAAGGTTATATCACAAGAATTGGGTCAAGGCCCTTCTTTAAAACAAATACCCCCAACCTCAAGATGCCCCGTTTGTGGTGGTACGGGTATAAGTCCTAGTAGCCAAGACGGAACATGGGAGCAAGACCCAAGAAAAACTATTGAATCATATCGATCTCAATATAAAGAACAAATTGTAAAATTAGCTGATATAGAAAAAAAGATGGGACTAGGCGGAAATCATATTATAGACATAACTAAAAATAAAGTAGAAAATATTGGGTTGGTAATGAATGATTTTGGTAATGTTAGAGTTGATAGTGTAGGAAAAATTACCAACAGTTCTGTTAATCTCGATCCTTTAGGAGCATATGTCAGTATGAAAGAGAGCCCTATGTTTGAATATGTCCATGTAGATGACATGCCCGGTGGTTCTTATTCACTAAACGTAGCAAGTAGATTTAATGTTACCGTTGGAGCTGGTGGTATGACAATGAAATCTTATGGGTCGGTAGACATATCCGGAACTATTACTAGTGTAGCTGGAGAACAATTGAATTTATCTTCTGAATTCGAAACAAATATATCAGGGGGAAAGAGGTTAAGTTTAGCAGCTGATTTAGTTTCGATAAAAAACAAACAAGGTGGGCAAGTATTAATTGATTCGAATTTAGGTGTAAATGGAAATGTAATTATAAAAGGAGGTTTACATGTGGATGGTGAACTTTCTGTTAACCATATTACTGCACCAAAAGAAATACAAGAAACAGACGGTACTCAAGTTGGAGGTCAACCTACAGGTACTCAAATTGGTATTGTATATATTCCTAGCAGGCACTATGTTGGTCCGCTGCCTGTATTGGGTGTACCTGTACCTGATTCAATAATAACCTATTTCCACACTCACAAGTTTGCAAATCTACCATTAGATTTAAAAGCAGATAACGAAAACGTAAGAAAAGATGCTAAAGCAAATGAGAGCCCGATTGTTAATCCTGCCAAGCCACTTGCAAATGTTAAGAAATAGATTTTAAAATATATTCTTGACACTCCAAAAAGCCTTTATCTTTTACATTACTAAGTCCTGGAGAATTATGAATAACATTTATAGGCATTGTAGTTAGTCTTAGACCTGCCTTTTTACAATCAATACAAAATTTCATATCATATTGATGAAAGCCTTTTATATTTTCGTCGAATCTAACATTGTTTTCTTTTAATTTTTTAACATTAACTGCTAAAAATAACCCATCTAGCACGGCTACCTCTTTTGGGGTTGGTCCAAATGTCGTGGGGTAGTTATACCCTCCATGAGGATGAAAAACAATACCGCTTTGTGTTTCTTTTTTGGTTATTAAATGCCACAAAAACGGTTTTCTTTTTTGTATATTACTTCCTCCTGCCAATCCAGCAACAGCAAACTCCTTCTCATGCAAAAAGGAGTTAACTGTTTCTAGAAAATTAACAGAATCAATTGTTATATCATCATGAGCAAATATTATCGTATCTTTATCTTGATATTTGTCTAAAAAATTATTGTAGACTTTTGTTAACCCTTCTTTATTTTGTTCTTCAATATCTAAAAAATCAAGACGATGGCCACAGTCTTTATGGACGCGACAATCGTGAAGAAGTAAACTTTGATATAGATCTGTATCTGTAAAATAATCTTTAGCTGTTGCAGATACGATAATCGTTTCCATTATTCGCCAGTTTGATCTTCGTTTGGCTCTGTAATAGCTGGCTTTACATCAAAATGTTTTTCGATTGTATTAACAACATCATCTACTTGAGCTAATTCTTCTAATCTGTTTTTAATTTCAACAGAGATTTTACTATGCTCTCCTACCCCCACTGGGGAGTTAAGATATACTTCTATTTCAGCTAATACTTGGCTACGCTTACCAACATATTCTGAATAGATACCTTTTACAAATTTATCAGCAGTACTGTTCATTAAAATATTTTATACTGTAATGCCGAGATTTCTAGCCATTTCCGGGTCTCTATCTTCATAATGCCTTACATGCAGATGATTATTATCTACATCAAAAAAACGTTCTACTGCATTATGCACCGGGCTATGATAATTCATATAAGATTTTATACCTGTTAAATGCATAGCTAAAGCAATTTCTAAAGATAAGCCTGTGGTATATGCTTCTACTTTCTTTGTAAAATCACAAAGTTCCTCCATTTTATCAAGAAAACATTTAAAATGATCTTTATCGTTGAATTTAATAAAAACGATTGGGTCATCACCCACAGCTATTTTTTCCATAGTACGCTTTAAATCGTATTCGTTAACTAAATCCTTCGCTTTTAAATCTTTAGCATAAAGAAGATTAAGCAAATTACCTCCTAATTCAAAGTATACTCCCTTTTTAAAATGTTTGCTTAATGCTTCTTCATTCATTTTATCACCGTCACCTCTATGATAAGTCATATCTGTTTGAAGATGCAATACTTTTGTAAAACCGGCTTCGTATGCTTCATACATTCCGTATCTAGTTGCTTGAAGTATAGGAGCAAAACCAGTGTCAAAATTATAATTTTTAGTGAAAGAGATATCTGTGTATTTTTTTATATCAATTACTTTGATATTATCTTTTTTTATAATATCGTCTGGTTTATTTGTAACACAAAAGAACTGTACGTTATTTAACTTACTTGAAAGATCATCAAAATTTTTATTATATTCTGCAATCCATTCATCATGAATTGCAGTGGTTTCTATACAAAAATCGCTCATTATCTTCCTTGTCCTCGATAAGGTTTTTTATATAGTGTGCATTTTTTATTTGGTGAGTCCTTTTTAGATACTTGACCTTTTCTTTTCTTAGGTGGATTACCAAATGTAATTTTAGATGAAGATTTAACTTTAGCCATGTAATAATTTTAGAAGAATCTAAAATAAATCAAGGCGTATTTTTTTGTAATTTTACAATGTCGATTCTCATTTGTTGGATAGTTTTATTCAAGTCAGAAATTGCAATAGTATTATTACTTACATTACTTTGTAATGCGGTTAATTGTAATACTTGTTTTTCGACATCATGCATAGTATCATGAATCTTATCAAAATCTTGTTTTGATGGGAATAAAGTTTGTAAATAAGCAAGTGCACATATCCCCAATATAGGCGCTACTTTTAGGAAATTATCTAATTGAGAAAAAGATACTTTCTGTTCTTCTTTATGCATATCTATTATTTATTCTGTAGATATACCAAAAGTAAGTCAATGAGAGGGACATAGTTAACCCAAACCCGTAATTAATTTTAAACCATATGTCAGATTCTTGTGTAAATGCTAATCCCAAACCGCCAACGTTACCTGCTATTTGCAAAACACACATTGCACATGAAACATTTTTTGAACTTTTATTTTTGTAAATTTTATAAACCTGTGGTGCAAAACAAATAGCAAAGCTTAAAGACATCATTGCTCCAAAAAACATTACTAAAGGTTCATTCATATTCTCACCACTTCAGTTACAGTTAATTCCTTACATTTGATGTTATTTTTTCTTAAAAAATCTACACCGCTAGTGTTTCTATATGCTTCTGAATAAACTACTCTTTTTACCCCCGCCTGTATTATTAACTTAGCACAGTCGAAACAGGGGCTCATAGTTAGATAAATTGTACATCCGTCGCTACTGTTTGTACTCTTAGCTAACTTCATTAATGCATTAGATTCAGCATGAAGTACTTCAGGCTTAGTTTGTAATTTATTTTCAGCTCGATCTAAGAAACCTTCATTTACAAACTCGCAAGTGTTATCAAAACCTGCAGGTGTACCATTATACCCATCTGAAATAATTTGACCGTTTTTTACTATTAAACAACCAACCTTTTTTCTTTTTGCTTTGGATAATAAACTCCAAATGTTGGCCATTCGTAAATATGTTTCGTCTAACTGTGACTGCTTTGGCATATTATTCCCATTTTATATCATCGTAGTTATCGGCATACGCTTTTAACTCGTGTCTTGGAGTATCTCCTTTTCCGTTTGTACTATTACCACCGGTACTAATTTTAGCAGATTTTGCTTTTGATTTAGCCGCTGGAATAGATCCTTTTGAAACTTGAGAATATGGTACTTTATCTTTACTCATACCCGTATTATAGCATTTAACTTTGGAGATTCAAGTTAAATAAACTCATGAAATTTGTGACGTTTACTAATTTGGGATTTGTTCCTTTTGTTGAGTCACAATATCATTTTCTTTCAAAATTAAATCTATTGAAAGATTATATCGTATATTTTTATGGTAACGATAAAGACTATGAACAACTTTGCAGATTAGATTGTGATGTAAGAAAATTTGAATCTAAAATTTTTAATTTTAATGATGATAATTTAGATATGGATAAAATTGTTTACTGCGGTGAAAGTTTGAGCTACAATAGATTTTGTGCGTATAAATTAGAATCGTTTTTTAATTGTGTTATTGAGTTTGACAAAGCAACATACATTGATCCTGATGTTGCAATATTTGAAGATTTTACAGATGATATTCTTTCCACTTTAGCTGATAATTCCTTTGCATTGAAAACTTACGAAAATACTCCAATTCATGAAATAGAGCTAGTTTATGGGAGAATGGTGAATTTAGGTATGATAACAGGTAACAATACAAATCATTTCAGATATTTTATGAATCAAATTTTTGATAATTTAAAACAAAGTCATGATGAAACTAAAAATTTTGATGAAGCTACTTTTACCGATGTTATTTCTGATACAGGGGCATATACATTAATAGGAGATGAAATAAACATGTTAAACGATGAAAATAAAAAGTATACTCCCAAAGAAATTATAGGTAAAACTAAATCTTTTCACCCTACTTTTTATGAAAGTAACGCTAAAATAGATATTCTTATCTCTTTAGAAAGATGGTACAATAAAGTACATCGTTATACCATCAAATAAAATTAAAAGACTAACGGGAGAACAACGGATACAACGAGCAATTACCTATTTGCCCCAGTATTTGTGATCATAATCGGGTGTATTTTCCTCAATGATTGCTGCTTTCCATTCCGCAGAAGAATTCTTATCTATTAACAAATGATTATATGTGTTTGTATTGGGGGATGGTTCCCATCTTCTTGCTAAAGCATACATTTGTTGTGTTTCATATCCCATCATATGACATATATTTGAAAATTTTTTTAGAATAGATCTTCTCGGTGGTGGGTTAATTCCCTTTTCAACTTTACGCCACATAGCTTTTTCTACCCCCATAACTTTGCAAAATTTAGATGAATCTTTAAAATGTCTTTTTCTAAATTCTAGAACGTAAGTATGAAATTTCATATGGAGCCAGCTCTCGGATTCGAACCGAGGACCGACGGTTTACAAAACCGTTGCTCTGCCTAACTGAGCTAAGCTGGCCTAAAAAATACTTATGGTACTCCAGACTGGACTCGAACCAGTAACCCTCTGCTTAGAAGGCAGATGCTCTATCCAATTGAGCTACTGGAGCATTACACCAAAGATAAGCTAGCAACAATGCAATTCAATATTACAGTAATTGCAATAATTACCCACCAAAAGATTTTTTGTTTTTTAGACATTTAAAATGGTACCGATGAACGGACTCGAACCGTTACTCCTTCGCAGGAAGCAGATTTTAAGTCTGCCGTGTCTACCAATTCCACCACATCGGCTAAATTAGAGACACCACACTAGCAAGTTAAGAAATAATATAAACCAAATATCATCCTTAGCTAATTCCTTTATTATATGCCACGTTGTGCTCATGCGTATATTATAATTTAATCCCTTTTTCAGTCAAGAGGTTTTTTATCAAAGATATCTGCTTCACCAATATCAATGAAATATAGAAGTCTCAAAATTTTTGTAGTACCGTGTTCGTTAAATTCCTCCAAGGGAGAAGCATTATTAAAATAACCATGAGGGGTTGTTAAAAACTCTTCCACCATACTATCATCAATTAGTTCACAGCATTCATTTACCAAATTAGTAAACTGAATAAGATTACCTTTTTTTACTTTAAGCATTTATCTTTTTAACTAATTCTTCTTCCCCGTCTTCATTGGTCCGTGAAAAACATGCTACCACGCCTCTCTTTTGTATCACTTGGCTAGCCATATCATTTGCAAATATTATTGATTCCATCAAGCAATCTGTTTCCAGATACTTATAAACCAAAGCTGCAAGAAATGAATCTCCTGCACCGCAAAGATCAAAAACTTCTACTTCAAATGCTGCGTAAATGCAATCTTTCCATCTACAACCTTGCTTACCTAGCGTAACAATTAAATTTTCTTTCCATTCTTCTTCGTTTATTTTACCTTCTAAAGCTTTATACTCTGGTTCATTTATTTTTATTGCTTTTGCTTTTTTGCAAAAGTCTCCAAGAACTTTTTTTGTGTCGATAAAAACGTTTGGATTATTTTCACAACAATATCTAATAATTGATTCTGTTACAAACCCTTTACAATAATCTGATATTACTATTGCGTCGTAGTCTTTTGGGGAATGCCAACAACTACCAGCAACAAACCCTTCTTCTGCTTCATCACCTTCATCCACCCTTAAAAATGTATGATTGGTTTGTTCGTCTACATATCTAATTTTATTCATCTTCTTTTCTGTATTGTGAATAAAATCTACTTCTAGACCTAAAGAACGAAAATTCTTTACAACATTACCAGCCATACCCATATCAACTACAGTTTTAGATGGTAATAATACAGGTGCAGGAACATCAGGACACAATCTGGTTGCTTTCCCATAAATGAATGTATCGGTGCATAAGTCGCCTATTACTAAAACTTTCTTTTTCATATTAAGTAGCTCATTGTTAAATTTGTTTTGTATTGACAAGAAGGCATTTTATCTTTTATTTTACTTAACTCGTCTCTACCAATAAAACCTTTCCTGTAAGCTTCACCTTCAATACAACCAATCATTGTTTGGGTTCTGTCTTGTATAGATTTCACATACATACTTGCAGCAAACATTTCATCGGGGTTTCCTGTATCAAACCATGCGAAATGGCTATCTAACTCACTGTAACAAAGTAAGTCTTCTTTCAAATAACTCTTATTTAAATCTGTTATTTCTAATTCTCCCCTATCAGATGGCTTTAAATTTCTTGCACGTTCTCCTGCTGTTTGATCGTAAAAATATATACCAGTAGCAGCAATATTACTCATAGGGCAATCTGGTTTTTCTTCGATAGATTTTACCATTTTCTTACTGCCTACTTGTCTGGTTTCTATTACCCCGTAATCTGAAGGATTTGCAACTTTATATCCTACTACATGAGCCCCACAATCTTTTGACCATTCAAAAGGCTGAATACCTGTGAAAATATTATCACCCAATATCAAACAAACATCTTCTGCACCTTGCCATTCTTCTGCTATTATTAGAGCTTCTGCTATTCCTTTAGGTTGGATTTGGACTTTAAATGTGAAATTTAATCCAAGATAAGGTTTACCTTTACCGTCTGCTTGTTTGAATAATGTTAATAGATTCGGATAACTTAACCC